TTTATTTATTTTATTATCAAAATTGGTATAAATATAAAAAAAATAATAAAGAGGGCTTCGGTTCTGGTTATGAATCATCCGATGATTACAATCCAGTTGTCGGTGTTAATACAGCAACTTCAGCAAATGACGATGATAACGCAAACACCACCAACAACACCAACAACAACAACAACAACAACAACAACAACAACAACAACAACCAAGATGGAACTCCTTTAAAAGAATTTGTAAAAGACAATTATCAACGAAGTACAAAGACAAACCCTTTTGGTAATGTACTTTTAACTGATATAATGGACAATCCAGATAGACTTTCAGCATCTCCCAGCTTTAATCCGTCTGTATCCAATGATATTAGAAATAATGTTAAAAAAATGGTTCAAATGTTGAACCCTGATATTAAATGTTCTGATAAACAATTATTTAATAATTTATACGATAACTTTGATTTAGATCAATCCAATCGTGCTTTTAATGCAACTGCAAATACAAGGGTATCAAATGATCAAGGTGCATTTGCACAGTGGTTATATAGTGATATTAAATATAGTGGAAAAGAAAATACTCCTGAGGGTGCTATTGCGCGTGTTCAAGATAATGCACCTGCTAATTTTATTAACCCAATATCTTCCACTTTTCCTAACAAATAAAACTGGAATTAAAACTGGAATTAAAACTGGAATTAAAACCGAAATATAATTTTTAATATTTTTGTATTAATTTATATTATAATATTAATATAAATTAAAATAATCATCCATCATATATAATGTCATATTCAAGTTCTAATTATGTTTTTGATAATATGTCAAGAATTGGCAATGATTCATGTTGTGTCGATCAGAGTACAATACAAAGTTTAGAAGCATGTAATTATAGTCTAGAAAATTATTTCACTGCAGATTGTTCAATGAAAAATCCTATTTCATTAGCAACATCTCAACCATGTGTTAATTACAAGGGTGGATATAATGTAGCAGTAGGTGGTTGTAATATTAACGACAATTCAAAATTATTGATTGGTACTATTCAAACTCATCCAAAATGCAGATTGGACTTATTCCATCGTCCTTTTGCAACTGTTCCATATTTAGGAAGAGGTAGTGTTGATCCTGTTATGGAATCACAAATCCAACAAGGTGATTATGGTACAAATAAAAAGAGTGTATCTAATTTAGGTGAATTTAGTTATTATAATCAATATGTTAATGTTCCTCTAGTACCAAATGTTAAGAGTAAAATGAACAATCCATCTTATTGTGTAGAGGGTGTAGCATCAGAAGGCTGGGTTCGTGGTGGTGTTCCTTCGAGAGAACTAACAAGAGACCAGGATTTTGTTGTTGAAAACGATAAAACCAGCTCAGCATATGGTAATAACAACGTTTATTCAATGAATGTAAATTCTAGTGTTAATTCTTATAGTTCGCTGTAAAAAAGTTCATTGTAAAAAAATAATAATATTATATAATAATTATATCTATTATATAATAGTCCCAATCACAAAACATATATCAATGGCATCTACAAGAAATAAAAATACAAGAGGCAATTATTGTTTAGAAGAAATTGCAAATGCACACAGTAGGACATACACAATTTATAAAAATTCTGGTTGTAATGAAGCATATAATACACAATTGCCAGGGAATGGTCTTAATCCTGCTCAAATACCATGGAATAAATTATCCTATAACGCTGTTGATATTGAATCCTTTTTATTTGGTGTTAATTCAACCAATTTAGTGGAACCAAAAGCACCATGTTTAACACCAGAATTAAAAGTATTATCATCCGCTAATTTGTATGAAAATGAACCTACTTATGTACCAGAACCATTGGTGGTTGAAAATAATCAACGTCCTTTTCCGGTGCCTTAATAGAGACATTATGAAATAAAAAATATAATCTAATGAATATATAACATTATATTATACATGCGGATGCGTTCTTATAAAAAAAAACACCCATCAAAAAAATATAGTAAAACTATGAAATATAGAAAAGGGGGTGGATGGTTTTTTTCTAATAATAAATCAAATAGTTTAGGTGGTGATAACACAACATATGAGTTAGTATATAACAATAATGGAAAAAAATGTGAGATATGTGGTAACAATGATTACGAAAAAATATATGTATCTATCAATCGTTCCAAAACGTTTGATGTGTTATCTACTTTATCAGGACTTGGTAGTGCAAATTCAAGTGCTGGTCATCCACTTACCATGTACAGATGTGTAACATGTAATAATTGTAAGTTTTTTTATACAAAAACACCATTAAATAATGTAAATGATGTTGCAGTAGATAGAAAAATAGATACAACCACTGCAAATACTGCTTAATATTTAATATTCCGGAGTATGTTTTTTGAATAAACATCCATGTGAATCTAGTCCTGTTACTTCATTTGTAATAATGTCTGGATTTTGAAATGTACAATTGGACATCCATATCTTTATAATACAAAAATTTTTTTTAGGAGAAATAGTAATTCCATTCACACTAGCAACAAATGACTCGTTTGTACTTATTGTATTACCAACTAATGCATAAGTAAATTCACGCCACACATCATAAACATTTTTGTTAATTACTTTGTAGGAGAAACAGCCACCATTTCTGTTTTTAACATCCTCCCAAATTGGTTTAATACCTTCACGCATTATAAACAACATGCAATTTTTTACCAAAATTTCTGGAAGAGTTTCCGTTATTGTAATTGCTTCTTCGACGGTAGTCATAGTAAAAATGTTTTTATAACTTTTAGGTGTCCAATCCGTATCGTGAGGTAAATGTGCCCATAAAGTCCAATTATCACGCAAGTTATGATGGTCTGATTTCATTGTATTGCTAATGGTAGTATCTGGAATTACCATTTATATATAAATTAAATCATTTTTTTTTTATATCATTTACAGTAATTATTTATCTATCCTAAATATATAAATAATTATTTATTGTTTGTATTTGTATTTGTATTTGATTTGATAAAATGAGTGAAAATAATACTACATATAACAAATTTGATCTAATTTTTACAATTGGTAGAATGAATCCACCAACATCAGGTCATGCACTTTTATTGAGTGAGTTGATAATAAATGCTAAAATAAATAACACTAATAAAATAGGAATAGTATTGTCACATACGGAAGATAAAAAAAATCCTATTAGTTGTGAAACAAAGCGTAGATATATTTTACAAATGATTTCTAATATGGATCCAAATATAACAGCTGATATAGTTGCAGATGTTATATGTAAAGGTGATATATCAAATTATGGTAATTTTCCTATAACATCTATAAATTATTTATTAGAACATAATGGTTTAGATCAAACTTCTAATATTTTATTGATAATAGGTAAAGATCGAGCTGAATCCTATAATTGGTTAAATAAAATATATCCTAATTTACAAATAATTGCATTACCTAGACCACCAAGTGCAATGTCAGCTACCAAAATAAGAGGTTATGTTAGTGATAACAATAAAGCGGAGTTTGATGAAGCATATAAATATGTATATGATGAAAATACAATAAACCAATTATATAATGATATTGCAATTGGTTTATCTAAATATAATTATGATGAAAGTAATTTAACGCAAAGTTCAAGAAAGACAGCAAAACGTCAAAAAAAAGGTGGTAGAAATAAGAAAACCAAGACTAAACCAAAATCACGGTCAAGGTCAAAAAAACGATTTATTGTTCGTCGTTTGAAGATTCGTTAGAAGATTCGTTAGAAGATTCACTTAATTGTTCTGTGCATGTAGGTGACACATATTCATTTGTAGTTTCATATTCTTCCTCGCTTTCTACAAAATTATTCTTGTTATCCTCCGTATCGGATTTATCTGTATTTTTTAATGCACTTACGTCAATATTTTTAATCTCATATGTGTCTTCATATATATGAATATATTGTTCATCCAAATTCATATCAATCATATTGACTGCGTTATCTATAAATCGTAATTGACATCCATTTAGATGTTCAATGTTTAGTATTTGATCCGAATAATAATGATTCACAAAATGCAATAAAAATTTTTTGTCGATTCTATTTCCATCAATCAAAAAATTGTGATTTGCAGTTTTCAGATATAAATCCACGAGAGTTTCATCATCTTTCTTTAAAAAAGGAATGGATAACTGAAAAACCATGAATTTTACGGTGGAAGGAATCATATCAATACTATCAAGATCAACTTCCATGTAATCATTCAGACTATTGACATCTTCTTTTTGTATTATTTTTTTATGTTTTGTAGATTCATTCGATAAAATAATAAAATCATACGCGTCTTCATTAATCAAATTTTTTTTTAATGAAACAGTTTTGTTTATAACATCACCATTTTTAATATATTCAAATATATAGGTATTAGTTGGTTTTTCTGGAATGTTTAAGACTTTGTATATGGTTTTTTGTATATTTTCTTCATAGTTTGTGTAAAGGTTTAATTTTTCTTTGATTTGTTTGCATAATATTTGTAATTTACTGTATAAAACAATAATATCATAACTACAATTGAATACTAAATTATTAAATTTGTCTGTCACAGAGTTATCATTCATGGTTTCATATACGCGAATCGATAAATACGAAAATAAAAAATAAAAAACCGCGTTCGGTAAATAATGGAAACTGAATCTTATAAATTGTAACGATAGAATTGCTGTTAAAAACGAGCCACCGTACATTCCTACTGTTTTTAAATTTTCACTAGTAGCGCTCTTGGATAGAGTAGTTATAAATTTTGTATAATCGGACATTATATCAGGTTATAAATTTTATACAACTACTATTTTTATATTGTTTATATATATATTTTTCATTCAAAAATAACATAGACATATACAGTGATAACAATATAAAATTGAACGTTTTATATTGTTGAATTACATAGTATATAACAATAAATGAATATAAACAACTTGTCACCAGAACAAAAATACGCTCTATATAAATTCAATCGGGGCGAAAATCTATTTATAACTGGACCCGGGGGGACGGGAAAAACATTTTTGATACGACATTTGATAAATTCAGCAAAAGAAAGCAAAAAGAACGTACAAGTGTGCGCTTTAACTGGGTGTGCATCTGTTTTACTTAATTGTGGTGCGAGAACAATACATTCATGGAGTGGTATTAAATTAGCACGTGGCGATTCACATAATATAATAGAATCCGCTTTACGGTCAAATCGAACAGTAAAAAATTGGCAATCAGTGAAAGTACTAATTGTAGATGAAGTAAGTATGATGTCAAAAAAAATATTTAATATATTGAATGAAATAGGCAAACGGGTAAGACACTCCCCATTGCCATTCGGAGGAATACAAGTAATTTTTACAGGAGATTTCTTTCAATTACCACCAGTGGGAAATAATATGAATGATCCGGGAAGTGAAGAATTTTGTTTTGAGTCAGATGATTGGTACAAAGTTTTCGCGATGGAAAATCACATTGAATTAACTAGTATGTTTAGACAAAAAGATCAAGATTACATTGATATATTAAATGAAATACGTAGAGGCGAACTTTCAGAGAAAAACGCTGACAAACTTAAAAAATATGTAGGTCGTGAATATGTCAAAACGGATAATACCTTATATACACCTACCAAGCTGTTTCCAACACGTGCAAAAACGGATTATATAAACAATATGATGTTTAATACATTGGATGAGGATGAGTACCATTTGGAATTAGGTGTAAAAACAGATTGCACAGTTTTGTTTGATGGCGGAAATGGTAAAAGTGGTGGAAAGGCATTCACATATGAACAAATATTGAAATGCAACAGAATGACACAACAAGAGAGAGAATATGAAATAGAAAACTTGAAAAACAACACTCCATGTGAAAAAATATTGAAATTAAAGGTGGGATCGAATGTATTATGTTGTGCAAATATTGATTTAGATTGTGGAATATGTAATGGTTCTCAGGGTATTATAATACGTATTGAAGACCGAGGGGAAGCAACACTCATTGAGGTTAAATTTACGAATGGTATTACGCGTGTCATTGAACCTCATTGGTGGCAGTCGGAAGAATATCCGTGTATTGCAATAAAACAATATCCTCTTTTATTATCATGGGCAATGACAATACATAAAATACAAGGTGCTACGCTAGATATGGCAGAAATTGATATTGGTAGTTCCATATTCGAATATGGACAAACATATGTGGCGCTCTCTCGAATTAAATCATTAAATGGTTTATATTTATCCGAATTTAATCCAAACAAAATAAAACCGAACCCGAAAGTAATCAATTTTTACAAGGGTATTCCAAAAATTGATCTGCACGGAGTTGAAAAGGGTGAAACTAATACTAACACAAACGCAACTAGTAATAGTAATATATTTTCACAATTTGCGTATAAAGAATCTGATGTGGGTGAATTAAAAGAAGATGACTATAGTGAATAGGGTTACATATATATTCACATATTTGTTGGATAAGGATAAAATTTTGATACATTCATGTAATTATATCCTCCTTGTGATGTAGGTGCTTTAGTTGTTGCAGGAGGTTTATATGTATTCGCTGGTGGATATCCCATAGTAGGAGGGTAAATAGATGGTTGTGGATTATAGGGTGTTTGTGGTGAATAAACATTTGCTGGAGCTGTAAATTCCGCATTTTTACTATTTTCTGTTTCACTGTATGTTGCGCTACCAGTTGCTTTACTTAAACCAAAAATATATAAAATTAAACTTACTATAAAAGTCATCATAATGAAGGGGATAAAAACAATGATCCATGATATAATTGCTAAATCACGTTGGCATAATACATTCAATAAAATAGTCATTATTATCATAATAAAAAATTTGACTACTGCGCTGTTTATTAATCCAGTGTATAAGTCCATAATTATTTGAACAACTGAAAATACAACATATATAATAGCTGGTGTACATAATCGTTCCATTTGTATATTACTATATATAATATACAAATACTAAAATATTTTTGAAGACTTGTTTATAATATTAAATGAAAATTGCATTGCCGTTTTTAAAATTTCCTACAATATCACCTGGATCACCATCTGCATCTATTTTATAAATTTCACCATTTTCTTTGTCATTTGTAAAATATAACACACCTTTTATTTCAATTTCATATACTTCTTCCTCATCTTCTTCTTCAACCTCTTCATCTTCTTCCACCTCTTCAACCTCTTCAACCTCTTCAACCTCTTCATCTTCTTCCACCTCTTCTTCCTCTTC